TTAACAGCCAAACAGGATCTGTTTTGCAAAGAATACATTAAAGACTTCAATGGCACAAGGTCAGCGATAGCAGCGGGTTACAGCGAGTCTAGTGCTAATGCAATTGCTAGCGAGAACTTAAGGAAACCAGATGTAAGGGCCTATATTGATACTTTATTGCGTAAAAGAATGGAAAAAGTCGAGATTGATGCCAATTACGTACTACAAGAGCTGGTTAATTGCTGGGAGGCAGATCTAGCTGACTTGTTCACAGACAAGGGCGAGCTGCGCAAGCTATCTGAGATACCACGGGCATGGAGACGTATGCTGGGTGGACTGACTATAAAGAAGATTACAGCCGGATATGGGGATGACGAGGACGTAATGGGCGAGATTATCAGCCTCGCCTCAGTCGATAAATCTAAGTATTTGAAGATGCTTGGCGAACACACAAACGTTCGGGCGTTTGATAAGACAGTTGAGATAACCGGCAAAGATGGCGGCGCTATTGAAATAACAGAAACCCAGCGAGCGGCCAAGCTTGCAAGTATACTCAGTCAGGCGTTAGATCGTGGATCTCAACCTAGCACAAATTAAAGAAGTCTTGAATCTGCTGACGGACGAAGAAAAGGCAGAGATAGACGAGCTTATAACAAGTGATGGACGACTTTGGAGCCCTCTCCCTGGCCCACAGCTTCAGGCGTGGAACAGTGAGGCAGATATAACCTTTTACGGCGGGGCTGCTGGTGGTGGTAAATCAGACCTAGTGATAGGACTTGCCCTAGAAAAGCACAGGAGGTCTATCGTCTACAGGCGTGAGGGAACTGAGCTAGAGGGCATCTTTGACAGAATTACAGAGTTGGTAGGCGATAGAAAAGGCTTCAATGGACAGTCTAAGATTTGGAGGTTCCCTGAAAGACAGATAGAGTTTGGCAGTTGTCCTCACGCAGGCGATGAGCGAAAGTATCAGGGGAGACCACACGACCTAAAAGCATTTGATGAGATAACAAACTTCCTTGAATCGCAGTTTCGATTCCTTCTAGGCTGGCTCAGGTCTGTTGACCCATCGGTCAAGCAGCGGGTTGTCTGCACTGGCAATCCTCCCACATCAGACGAGGGCGCATGGGTCAAGGAGTTCTGGGGCGCTTGGCTAGACCCGCTTAACCCGATGTTCGGCAAAGTCGAGCCAGGTGAGCTGCTGTGGTACACAACCATAGAAGGCAAAGATCAATTATGCGATGGGCCTGACCCGATTCTGGTAGATGGCGAAGAAGTCACCCCTATGAGTCGCACGTTTATTCCTGCGAAAGTCGAGGACAATCCGTATCTAGTTGAAACAGGCTACAAGTCAAAGCTGCAAGCGCTTCCTGAACCACTGCGTAGCCAGATGCTTAATGGCGATTTCACTGCTGGCACGGAGGATCACGAGTACCAAGTGATCCCAACCGCTTGGATCGTTGCGGCTATGGACCGATGGAAAGAGCGCGAGAAAAAGGGCGAGATGATGGCTATCGGTGCTGACATAGCTAGGGGCGGAGCTGACGACACTGTTTTAATGTGCAGACATGAGGGCAACTGGTTTGACTGGCCTGATAGAATACCTGGCTCTCAAACACCAGATGGCCCCAGTTGTGCCGCGTCAATCATCAAGAGACGTAGAGATATGGCGCCTATTAACATAGATGCCATTGGCGTTGGGTGTAGCCCTGTTGACTTCCTGAAAGAGAACAAGGCGCAGATCAATCCAATTGATGCCAGGAAGACAACAAAAGGGGTTGATAAGGTCGCAGGAGTAGGATTTGCAAACCTGAAGACAGAGCTTGTATGGCGGTTTAGAGAAGGTCTTGATCCACAAAACCCAGATCCGTGGTATCTGCCACCAGACCAAAAGCTAAGGTCTGAGCTAACAATGTTTCGCTTTAAGATGACGTCCAGGGGATACGCCATTGAAACCAAGGACGACATCAAGAAGCGCCTTGGACATTCGCCTGACACCGCTGAGGCTGCTCTCTATGCTGCGGTGGAAACTCCTAAGGACGGATGGCGCGACAAGTATCGCACAGAGACAAGCGGAGGTTCTGAGCAGTGGGATCCATATGACCAACACAAGAACAATTTTGTTTCATCCGAGTGGGACCCTTACAAGTGATTGACTCCAGGTCGCGCATTGACACATTAAACGCACAAATGTGGGTTGGCTCCTGCTTTGTGTTAAAGACCGTGCGCAACGACCTCTCGCGCCGGTCTTTTTTTTATAGGTGAGTAATGGAATACACATACCAATGCGAGCACCCTGACAACATCATAGACAATCGTGAGCTGATCGAGGAGCACAGAGCGGCGGTGCCAACTGGTCACGTAGGGCAGTTCAATCCATGCCGCAAATACTACCAAGCACTTATGGACGCTAAGATCCTTGCTTGCATCACAGTTCGCTACGGTGGCGAGATAGTTGGCTATGAGCTAGCGATACTTGATGAGAGTCATCACAATCCAGGAACGCTGATAGCAGCTATTGATTGCATATACGTCAAGCCTGAGCACAGACCGAATGCAGGCAGGCGCTTGATGCGAGTCATGGACGACTACTTGCAGAGCATCGGCGTCAATGAAGTGCATCATCAAGTGATGGTGTCAGGTCGAGACTTTGGACCTGTTCTTGAGAGGCAGGGCTATAGCAAGCATGCGGTTGTGTATTGCAAGACACTAAATTAGTGCTAAATTGCAGCCATGAACAACAAAGCTGTATATTTATTGCGTACTAAGCTGCTCACCAGACAGGTGCAGGAGTCGTGATGTAATAGATATACACAGTATAGAAACATCCGAACCCTGCGCTTAATAGTGTAGGGTTTTTCCGTTTGTGGCCTTGTAGCAGAATTGGCATATGCAACAGACTTAAAATCTGTGGTTTGTGGGTTCGAGTCCCACCTGGGCTACCATATGTTGCACAAGCTCACTTGAAGCCCATTATCTTTTGACATCACCCGTTAACTTATACGATTGTAAACACGTGTATACATACGGGGGCCGATATGGGCGATGTAGTAAAAGCAGTATTTAAACCAGTTGGCGCATTGCTGGGCATCAAACAGCCTAAATTGCCGGACACTGACGAGGCTAAGCGGCGAGCAGAGGAGCTTGGCGTACCGTCCGAAGAAGATCTACAATCACAGCAAATTGACGAAGAGACACGTAGGCGACTGCAGGAGCAGGGTCGGCGTAGGGCGTTATCTCGGCGTAATGATCGTGCATTGGGAGGTACTGGCTCAGAGTCAGGCGGTCTCATATCGGGAACAACTGGAAACAGCAATAGCGGCAATCGCCTGATAGGAATGTAGAATGATTAACTCACTACTCGGATCTGGCGTAGAGATAAACCTAGACAACGATCCTTTTGACTATCTGTCAACGCTTAGCGCGGCACAGATCAAGGATGAGCTTAAGCGAATCAACGCCTTATATACGCGACTCAAGTACAACCGCTCACAATGGGAGCCAGATTGGGAAGATGTAGCGGATCACATAAATCCCCACGGCTACAAGCGCAAAGACAAGACTCCCAACAAGGGCTATAACAGCCAGGCTAAGATCATGAACGAGAGCGTGCAGCTAGCTTCTAGCCGTAGCGCGGCAGGCATGCAAGGCGGCATGACCAACAAAGCACGCCCTTGGTTCTCTCTCACAACTACTGACGAAGACTTAGCAGAGCAAAAACATATCAAGCATTGGCTGCAAAAAACTACTGAGACGATGCGCGGCGTCCTTATCCGCTCAAATTTCTACAAAGAGGCAGCACGACTGTACCGTCAGGAGATTGACTTCGGCACTGCGGCAATGGTCGCTATGGACGATGATGATGACATCATTCGATTCAGCACACAGACCATGGGCAGCTACTACATCTCAGAAGGTAAGCGTGGCCTAGTTGAGGTATTTGTTCTTGAGATGGACATGACTGTACGTCAGTTAGTCGCTCGCTTCGGGCTAAACCGAGTCAGCGAATCAGTCAAGAACAAGTGGAACAAAGGACACAAGGAAGAAAACGTTCCTGTACTGTGGACTGTTGAGCCGAACGAGGATTACAAAGTCGGCTCAGAGAATCCTGTCAACATGCGTTACCGCTCGACCTACTGCGAGAAAGGCAAGGAGCAGGGATTGCTGAGCCTGAAGGGATTCCACTTATTCCCCGTCATGGCTCCTCGCTGGGAGAAAAATAATCAAGATCCATGGGGCGTTGGCCCTGGCATCATTGCCGTGGGCGGTCAGAAGGCGCTGACGTTGCTAGAGAAGCAGCGCAGCATGGCTCATGAGCTGTCTATTCAGCCTCCTATGCGTGCCAGCACAAACATGGCAGCGCGTCCGAAGTCATCTCTTCCTGCATCGATTACATACACAGACCAGAACGACACCTGGGAGCCAGCATTCCAACCAAGCCTGGACGAAGCCGGAACAGCTCAGGAAGTGCGAGAGATTGAAGACAGGGCTCGCCGCGTGTATTTTGAAGATCTATTTTTGATGATAAGCGGTATAGATGATTCAACGATGACGGCAACAGAGGTGCAAGCCCGACTGCAGGAGCGCATGGTTGTACTTGGCCCTGTTGTTGAAACCAACGAAGACGAGTTTCTTGATCCTTTAATCGATATTCTCTATGACACCTGTTGGAGACGTGGGCTCATCGATGATCCACCGGAAGAGCTGATAGATCAAAAGCTAAAGCTAGAGCATACATCTGTACTTGCTCAGGCTCAGAAAGCTGGCGGCATCACGCTGCTTGATCGATATATCGGCAGCTTGGCTAACATCGCTAGCGTTACGGGAGACCCATCTGTCTTTGACAACTTGAACGAAGACAAAGCAGCAGAGCGCTATGGCACACTCATTGGCATTGACGCAGAGGTGCAGAACAGCCCTCAGGAAGTCGCTCAGATCAGAGCCGAACGACAGAAGCAGATCCAGCAGCAACAACAAATGGAAGTCGCTATGCAGACAGCTCAGGCGGCTAAGACGCTCAGCGACACTAGCATGGAAGGCAATAACGCATTGACCCAAGCCATTACCGGAGGTGCTGTCTAATGAGTTTGAGTCCAGACGAATTAGCACAGGTTCAGCAAGACGAGAACCATAAGCGTGTAGCGAAAGAAGCACAGTTACTCGATGACTACCGCAATGTAATGAACAACGAAAGCGCTGTCAGGGTTATCCGCGACATTCTCAGTTATACGAACTACCGAGCAACGCCATTTGATAAACATGCCGGCATAATGGCTCGCAGATGCGGCCTTATGGACGTAGGCAACTACATAACCGCACGCATGTCCCAGGCTGACACGGAGTTATATTGTCAGCTTATGATCTACAAACAACCAGACGCAAGCGAAGACAGTGGGTCAGTGTAGGCCCATTATAAGTTTGCAAACGTTAACCAACTAACTACGTTAGGAATATCATGGCAGATGAACAAGTATCAGAACAAAATACCATCACTGATGCAGGTGCAGAAACCAGCAACACAGCAGCGGCTACGGCTGAGGTTGTGAAGCAAGAAAACACAAATGACACAGCATCGCAAGCCGACAACGGGGGCGAGCAAGAAAAGGGCAAGACGCTACTTGGTACTGGTGACTTAGACAATGCGGAGGATTCTGGGCAAGAATCCGCGGAGTCTGAAGAACTCGAACTAAAAGCAGCAGAGGGCTCAATGGTTAATGAGAATGACATTGGTTCTGTCAGTGAGTTCGCGCAGCAACACGGGCTCTCTAAAGAACAAGCTCAGGCAACACTTG